CCCTGAACAGCAACAACGGCTAGTCAACTTTATGGATGATTGTAATATTTTTGACCAATCATTAGAAGAGGTCATGCGCCAATTCCACTTTGATTTAAATGCGATTGATGATTCATTTTTGTATCTTGTGAAAGAATATAAAAAAGATGAAGATGGTACTATTAAATCTAAGGTGAATGAAATTAGAAGGTTAAATCCCGCATTGGTAGAATTTGACTTAGATGCAGCAGGACTACCTAAGAACGCTCATTTCTTATGCCCAATTCACAGGGATACTGTTAAAGAAGACCCTGGTGAATGTGCGGATGATGACTGTTCTTTGAAATTACAACCTGTAATGTATAAGTATTATCATCGTAACCAACACATTTTCTTATTGGATGGGGAAGTTATCCATCTATCCAAGTTCTCACCTAGTGAAACCTATGGGTGGAGTCCCATATTAACGATTTTTGAAAAAGCCTTAACTTTAATAGGGATGGATAAAAACCTTTATAGGTACTTCTTTGAAAGGAAGATGCCTGCGTCGATGATGATGGTGTTTACCGATGACCCCGAATCCCTGAGAAGGGAACGACAGCAGATTGCAGCACAAACAAGGCTTGACCCGAACTACATTCCAATGGTAGCCGTATCTTCTCGTAATAATAGAGGTAGGGTGGATATGGTACGTCTATTCCATACACTTAATGAAATGGATTATTTGCCTGTTAGGGGTGAAATACGAGAACGTATAGCAGCTATGTGGGGCGTGACTCCTGCTTGGCAGGGTGCGCCTGAAGCTTTTGGGGGCTTGTCTACACAAACCCAACAATTAGTTGTTATGAGTAGGGTAGTTGAGGGTGACCAACGATTATTCCATGAAAAAGTATTCCCCCAGATTTTGGAAGCTTTTGGTATTACAGATTGGGGTCTGAAACTACCGAATCCTGAAGAGAAGGCTGAAGCAACTCGTATTAGCTTCTCTCAACAAAAAGCTCAGATTGCTAACCAATTCATTGCGTTGGGCTTTGAGATACGTTTGAAAGATGATGGGGTTCCTGTGGAAGATGCTGAGTTTATGATATATGGCAAGCCTGTCAATATGATGGAAAAACAGGGTGAGCAGATGGATATGGCTATAGACCAGCAAAAACAACAAATGGAACAAATGCAGATGCAGCAACAAATGATGGAACAGCAGGCCCAGTCTGGGCAACAGCCAGGACAGCCTCCTGCGCCCCCTGAGGGCGTGAATCCAGCCCCTGGAAGAACGGGTGCTGCCCCTGGTGGGGGTGAATCGGCAGAAGCCCAGCCTATGCCTCCTATGCCCATGCAGAACATGGCTTTCGCTCCTTTGAAGGGAGGGCAAAATAAGGATTATCTTTATAATGATATGGGTAGTCCCCATCCCAAAAAGAATCGGACAGCAGAGGACTTGGATAAATATGCAGATAATAGAAAATCTGCTGATGACCCAACGAATACTCCTCAAAATTGGGTAGAAGGTGTTGTAGCTAAAGGGTATCTAACTCCTATAATTAAACAGGTGTCCGATAATGGGAAGAAAATGTGGTTTAGTCAAGATGGGATAGATTATATAGCAGATTTACATCCTACAGGTGTAACACACATTGAAAAAGCTTCCTTTGGAATGGGGCCAATATACAAAACCCCACATACCCCAGGAGCTAAATATAATCCTACTAGTAATTCTGAATCTAGGGAATATAACCCTTATGAGGACGAGGATGAAAATGTCTCTAATTAATTTACGAAAGTTTTTGGAAAAAGATGTTTCTAGGTTTACACCAGAAGAGTTAAATCAACTGGAAGCGGATGAAGGTGTTCGTTTTAATAGAGAAGCTTTAAAAACTTCTAGAGGAGCCATTCCTCAGGCAGGCCGTCAAGCTCGTCCCTATGCACGTACTGTGGGCGTAGACCCAGATGCGGGTTTAAGCACTCATGCGTATGGGGCTGATGAAGCAGTTGGGCCAATGGGGGAGAGAAGGTACACAGGAAAAGGCATGAGAGCCGAATTCCCTTCTTGGGCACAAGATTATGGCCCTACCCCACAAGAATGGAATGCCATTTCTCAGCCTGACACACCAGAAGAACGATGGTCAAGGGAAAAACGTATTGGGATGATGTCTCGTTTCCCACAGGTTCCCCCTAATGACGGGCCTGATAATCCTGATGATGAGGAACGCTCTGATTCTTATAGCCCTGCTGAGTGGGCTAGGAACAACCCTAGGAAAGCTGTTCAAAAATTACAGCACTTTGCTCAACTGCAAAAGATTGGTTATCCTGACCCTCAACAACCTTATCCCAAGGGTTTCAATATGAATCAATCCGCAGGACTTCCTGAACCTGAAAGTAAAGAGGGCCAGCGAATTGGGGAAATTGCTCAGAAAGTTGACCCGTATCGTTTTAACGAAGGTGGTTCCCCTCTTCATGCTGCTCATTCATATATCAGAAGGTTGCAGGAAGATACTAGTGGGAAAGACCTAAATTTTGGTGACCACTTGGAAGGCCATGATGCCATAGCTAATGTCCACAACATTATGCATTTTGGGGAAGAGTATGCTCATCATCCTGATGCCATTAAATATAAACTAGAAGAGCCTGACTTCTTTGGGGGCGATGAGGGTTATTGGGGATATGCGGAAGACGCAGACCTTAATACACCAATGTCGCTAGAGCTTTTTCATGGGAGGTTCGTTAATAACAACATACACCCTGATACATCGCATAAATCTGTTGGGATGGCAGACCAACTGCATCAGAGGCTTCGTCAAGTAAGCCCTGATAGGCTACATGGGTCAGTTGGTAGTGACCTCCTCCGCAGAAACCCTAGATTTCCACAGAATGCAGAGTCTTCTGACCGTCTGTTCCGTCAGCATCAATACCCTGGTTCAATGACCCCTAGTTATTATGAAAGTTACCCCCTACCTCCTACAGGGGAACAAGAGGGTAAGTTGGGGCCAGGAGAGAGGACGATTACCTATCGTTGGTACGATAGGGACGATGAGGACTTGCCCCCAGAAGCGCGTTCTAAGCGTAAGAGGGATATGTTTGAGTATCAGTCAGCGAGAGCTAGACAAGCTAGTAGAAAATTTCCAGAAGATGAAGCGGAAGAGGAGAACATTTCTCCTCCTCCATCAAAAGCTAAAGATGCCTTTGAACGTCGATTCCCAGATTTATATGATAAGGAAAAGGCTGTAAGTAAATTAATGAAGTTTGTTCAGATACAAAAGATTGGGTATCCTGACCCAGAACGTGAATATCCCAAAGGTTTTAAGGGGGATGAATCCTCAGGAATTCCTTCACATGGGTCAAAAGAGTGGGATGCGCTTAACGAACTGTGGGATAAACTTCTTGTTCAGGGCGTAGTTCGTAAAGAATTTCCCCTAGACCTGGCCCATAGGTATTTAAGGGCCATACAACTGGATAAGGAAGGAAACCAAATTAGTATTATGAACCATATTGCTGGACACCAAGCTCTTGCAGACGTATATAATCTAAGGCGTTTTGGAGAGCGGTTCGACTTGCATCCAGATAGGCTTGAATATCAGTTTCCTGATACTAGTCAGCCCGTAACAGGAGAAGATGGCTGGACAACTTTGGGGGATTCGTTAGAAAAACCACCAGAAGGGTATATGGAGATGTTAGATAGACCCTATAATCAAGGCTGGAATACTCCTAGAAGTCTAGAGGATTTCCACAGGCATATAGTGCCAGCTATCCTTAATCCCGCTATTGAAGATGAGCAATCTAATCAAGCTTTAGGTATGATGGATGACCTTCATAGAAGGTTGCGTCAAACAAGTCCTGGCTATGCACCTGGCGATGCCACATTTCCGAAATTACAATCTCCTAGAGGTGCGCTTCAATTTGGCCCTAGAAGTTCGTATGGTACTGAGACCACCCCTCTGCCTGGGAGTCAACAGGCTAGAGATAGAGAGAATGATTTAGCGATATATGAGCAGACGGGAAAATGGCCCCCTGGTGCTGACTCATCGGCTGGAAGGCTATATACTCGTTATAGCCCCGATGGGCGTAGGGAGCCATATGATAGAGATGTACATTCCGTAACAGGGCATCGTACAGAGCCTCCGTGGAAAACAGAAGATAAGCCAGCATATGATTATGGTTCCCATATCCTCCCACAGCGTGGGGAAGACGGTGGCTATGGGCCTGACTACCTAGGAGAGGGGGATACCCTTCCTGATGAGCGTCGGACAGACTATAAGTCTCCACAAGATAGGCGTAATTTTAGGTTTCCTCAGTCGGAACCCCAATATTATAGAGACAAGGCGCAACCTTCTGCCCCCAAGTCAAAAGCCCAAAATGCGTTTGAACAAAGGTTTCCAGATTTATTTAGAGATAAAGAAAAGGCTGTAGCGAAACTAATGAAATTCATGCGTAAAGAAGGTGCTGGTGGAGGAGACGGTGGTGGTGAAGGTGGGGCCTTTAATGGCCTTAATGGTACTGTTTTTACATCTACAAATGCAGGAATCTTTACCCCAACTTACGGGGGGCAGAAAACAAAAAGGAAACATTCTAAACGGCATAAGGCACAAGAAAAAAAGCGTAAAAAATTATTGGGGAAAGAGAAGAAGAGTGGTGTAGATAGATTGGTTCAATTTTTATATGACGGTTCTCCCATGTCTAAATCTCGTAAACCAAATAAAGATATGACGGGGAATGCAGCTACAGCACATGCCTGGAATAATAAATCTACGGGCCGTAAAATATTGGATTGGCAGAAGAAAGCTGAGGATAACCAACCCAATGCTAATATGGGGCAAGCAGGGGGAATGGAAACAGGAACGACAGCAACCTACCCAAGACATGAAAACATTAATTCTGTGGGGAATGGTACAACGCAACGTGCCCCAGATTGGGGGAAGCATCAATCGTATCTGCAAAAACTGAGTTCTGATGGGTCTGTGACAATGGTATCCCCCACAGAGAATAGGCCTGCTATTGGTAAACACCCACAACAAGGTTTTGTAGAACGTACTAAAGATAATCCTAATGAACCTCCTGCTAAAGATGCAGTAGTAAAGGAGAATGATATGGAGAAAAGAATTAAAAGCTACGATAATAAAGATGAGGATACGGGACACGAACAACCCAGAGGTGCTGGAGCGGTTGCTGGCCTGGGAGGTTATCCTTCTGGAGCAACCATGCAAATGGCTATGACCTCTGGTGGTATAAACCCTGATGCCTTAGAAAGAGGGGGAGAGAAGGATATAGAAGACCCTGAAGTGACAGAAGAAGAAACTCCTGGGTATTGGGTTCCTGAAGCAGAAAAGAGATTAACAGCAATGAAAAAGGAATTAGAGGAAGCAGGAGACGAAAATCCAATACTAAATGCGCTTTTGAAGGTTGACTATGCCTAACATTTCTGATAATATTTGTCCTAAATGTACAGGCAGTATGTACGTCAATGAAGATAGTGATTTGAATTGCCGTATGTGCGGAACAATAATAGTACTTACAGTGAGGAGGGCTTATGATTCCAGAACAGGCAAGATTAGAGATAATAAGAAAAAAGGAAATGGGGGAGACGTGGACGGGGATATCGAAGTGGATAGAGGAGGAGTACGGGATTTCGATTCATCGAACCACCGTCCAACGTTGGTACGACAGAGAGGTTTTCAACGACGAAGAGGTAGACCAAGAAGAACTCTTGGAGTCGATAGAGGATAGAACTAAAACAGATAAGAAGATTGCTACTTACAAGTCAGAAATGGCTTACTATAAAAAATTGTACACCCAGGTAATTTCGTCGGATGCCAAACAGGATTTAATAATAGAAGCTATTAAAACATATGCGCCTACCTTTGAGGCGGTACCTGTGAAACCACCACCAGCTAAAGGAAAATCTTCTGAACCTCAAGTTATGGTGGCTACTCTTACCGATACACATGTCGGAGAGCAAGTTTTTGCCCCGCAATTAATGTCTATGAACTCGTATGATTTTGATATTTTTAATAGGCGTTTGTCGGGATGGGCTACACAAGTACTGAATTTAGCTACCTATAGAAGGAATATTTGTCCTATTAATGAATTGATGGTACCTATGCTAGGAGATATGATTAGCGGTGATATTCATGAGGAATTGTCACGTACTAATTTAGATAATTGTATGATGCAAATGCTACATACTGCCAGTTCTATTTCCCAAGCTCTGATGTTCCTGGCCCCACACTTTAAAACTATTAATGTGCCGTGTGTAGTAGGAAATCATGGACGGATGACAAGAAAACCTCCGATGAAAGATAAATATATGGATTGGGATTATTTAGCCTATCAATGGATGGCTTCTTTTTGTGCAAATCAAAAGAATATTCATTTTGATATTCCTAAATCTTTTGCCCATATAGTAGATATAGCAGGGAAAAATGTCCTAATGTTTCATGGGGATGCTATATCTGGAGGTGGAAGTTCTGCTTCTATCAGCAAGATGATTGGGAATATGAGAGGTGTAATTCAATTTAAACAAGCCCTTGAAAGCACTATTGTTGAACATGATGGGGTTATGCCAGGAAACTTTAGTGATGTTATGATGGGCCATTTCCATCGGGTAGATGTGATGGATATAGGTACAGGGTCAGCATATATATGTGGCACGATGAAGGGGGGCGATGAATTCGCTTTGCAAAGGGTTCAAGCCATTACTCCCCCTAAACAGGTAGTTACTTATTGGCATCCCCATTATGGAAATGTGGGCCATGAAGTTATATATCTAAATAGGTTTGATACGTCACCTAGTATCTTTAACAGTACTATGAAAGATGTGTGGGCTACTACGTATGCCTAGATTTAAATCTACACAAAAGAATTTTGCAGACCGTACAGGTTACGATATTAGGCTCCTCATCCCTGGTTTCGGTGGGGAGCTTGATACTGAGGAATTAGAAGCGTTACAAAACGAACTGCAACGTAGGCCAGGCCTTAGGGAGCGATGGGGATTCGGAGAAAAAGAAAGGATTACTAAAAAGAAGATTCAACGAGTTTCTTTAGAAGGTATTTAATGATTGCTCAAATAGAAAAAGCAATCCAAAATTTTATGGTAGACTTTTTCCGTCAAACTCACCCCGATAGGCACTTTTCAGTGAATACGCGGGGTGAATTGGTGGTTGATGGGATTGATGTAGTACAAAAGAAAGTAGAGGAGGCTTATAGTGGGGGACAAGGTGTTGCAGGCCACTATAGGCGTTTGAAAGGAGGTGGAGTTACATGGGTACAGTCGCACGTAAGGCAGAATACAATGCCCTCTGCATTAGACCTAGCCGAATTAGAAGAACAGCAGGAAAATTCCCCCACAATAGGCTTTTCATTGGAGGATACCCTGCAAAAATGCATAGCAGCCCTAAAACAACCAAACAGTTTACAAAAATATTTATGATAGGAGCTAGATTATGGTAGATATAAGTCAAGTTACTTCTTTGCAGGAGTATGTAATGGCCCGACATTCCCGTATGGTAGGTAAAGTGTTAGATTTAATAGAAGCCTCCATGCCTGAAGGCACTCAATGTGAAAAATTTAAAAAGTTAGTACAAATGCCTTTGTATGACTTCCGTAATGAGATTTTAAAACTTACGGTTACAGGTGAAGTCCCACCTGAAGATGAATATTGACCCAAATTATACTATAAAAATCGAAAATAATTCGGAATTCATAGTATAATATAGTAGTACGAATTTCGTACTGTATCTATTTATTTGTCGGGAAGTCGGAGGTGGCTTAGACCAACTTTCTGAACTAGGAAGGAGGATGCACATGGCACAAGACAATGACATTGTGGAGAGGTTGGAGAAACAGATAGAAGGCTCTAATCTTGCTCTTGCTGCTGTTGCGGAGGTCTTGCACAAAATGGACTCCCGTATAAGTAAACAGGAAGAGTATGATATGGAGTTGGCTGAAGACGAACAGGATGCAATTGAGAAGCAGGAAATCATTAAGGCCGTTGCTGGTGAAGTTTACGGTTTGATTAAAGCTGACCAGGGTATGCCTGACTTGGACAAGGAAGGCTCTGCAAAAGAACGCAAAGCTGCTTCTATGGCTAAGGGCAATGACGATTCTGAAAAGGCCGTTACTGTCGTAAATAAGTTGACAGACCAACAAGCAACTATTCAGGCTATGCAAAAGCAGCTTGATTTGTTGAAAGAAGAGTTTAATGGCGATGAGGATATGGACGAAGAGGATGACGAAGAGCAGAGAGGGGAAGGCGAAGAAGAGGAAGATGAAGAAGGGATTGGCCTGGCACGATATGCCGTCGAGAACGCTGAAGGATTTCCAGCAATAGAGAATATGCAGAAGCAGATTAATGAGTTGAAGAATGCGTTGAGTGGTTCGCTTGATATGCAGAAAGCCGTTCAACAGGAAACTGAGGGCCGTCTCCGAAAGATGGGCTTCCGTGAAGAAACTTCGCTCACCCGCCCCACCATGATTCGCTATGAGGATAGCATGGGAACTGATGGTACCGCTCTAATCCAGAAGGAAGCTTCTGGCACAGATACTGTTGACCAAATGATGCAATTGTCCTATCAGGATTTGCGTCGGTTGCAGGAAACCATTGAAAATGGTGATACGGACGGCGTTCCACGGGAACTACTAGGATAATTTAAACACAGAGATTAAGGAGATACAATATGTCTAATCCATCCCTTGCTGAGTATATCGCTCAGTCACAACGAGGGTTGTATCAGAGTGTATTCGGCGCAGGCTTCATGAAGAAAGCTGGTGCTGGAGTCGGAACCCCGTTTACGGTTGATACCGCTACTGGTATTTTTAATACCACGTATGGACGGAAGGTTTGGCAGGCTTTGAACAACCAAACAAGATTTTTTAATGCTATCCCACGTACAGTGTGGGGTAACACAGCTGGTTGGAGGATTCGGTCTGACCGTGGCTCTAACCGCAGTATGCCTATTCTAGAAACTGGTAACCTCCCGACAGTAGATATTTCTGCTATCCAGACGGTTTCCAGCTTGCCCCGAATCGTTGCTACAACCTTCGGTGCATCGGTCAAGTCAGTCTTCACCGCCCAACTAGAAGGTGGTGTTGGTGACGTGCTGGCGTTGGAAAATGAAAACGCCCAGCTAGACCACATGAAAGAGGTCAACTTTGAACTGTTGTCCTTGGCTGCTGCTAGGGCTACTGGTGGTAGTGGTACAACTGCTGTTTTCGGTAGTGCTGCCATTGCTAACAACTTCCACCTGGGTGACGAGATTGCTCGTTACGATGGTTCAGGAAGTGCCCATGACCTAACCTCTGGTGTCACAGTTGGTGGTGCTTCGGCTACCGCCCACAGTTCTGGCACTGTAACGGTTGACACCTCTAGCCCTGCATGGGCTTCTGGTGACTTGGCTTACGTCTATTCCCGCGCTGGTTTCACCAGTCTGGATGATATCGTAGCTGAGGACGGGGCTGCTTCTGGTGGACTGGCTGCTAACGCTAGGGCCTTTGACCTTACGTTGGCTGCTCGTACCGCTGGTGGTTGGAATGCTGCTGCTCACGTCAGCCATAACGCTGGCGTAGCCCGTGACCTCTCCCTTAATCTGATTGATACTTGTATCCAGAAGATTCGGGAAAATGGTGGTGAGCCAAAACTCATCCTCATGGGCCATGACCAGTATTTCAAACTGGAACGTTTGCTGAATTCACAGCAACGTTATATGGGTCAGGAAGAATATCAGGTTGGTGTTGGCTCTGAGCGAACATTCCCTGGTACTCGCACTGGATTGGTTTTGGCTACCTATATGGGTATCCCCATCCTACCTGATGCCGATGTGCCAAAGTCAGTTTCAGCTGCTGGCGCAGTCTTGGGTAGTAACGTTTACGTACTGGACACTGACTTCCTTGAGATGTCTATTGCCCAACCTACCCAATACATTGAGAACCGTGACTACTTCGCTGCTAACAGCTTGGTTGTCAGGGGCTTGCTGTACACTCTTGGTGAGTTGCGCTGCAAGAACTTCTTTGTACAATCTAAGATTTGTGACCTATCCGCGTAATTTACTGAGGGGGTGGGGGTTGAAAGATACCCCTACCCTCTCTTCTTGTTCTATTTAAGGAGGATAAACTATGGCACTTACCGTTACAGTTCCAGGCAATGCTTCAGATATGACAGGCGTTCCTGGCAATAATAAATATGTTATTAAAAGGGTTCAGTTTGATGATAGTTATGCTACTAATGGTGAATCCCTTACGGCTACGCAATTGGGCTTGGAATCAGTCCATATGGTTCTTGTATCAATGGAAAAAAGTGGTTACGTAGCTCAGTATGACTATGCAAATGAGAAAATAGCTTTGTACGAAGCTGGTGCAGACGGGGCAATATTGGACGAAGTTGCTAACACAACCGATGTATCCGCTGTTTATGTCCGTGTCCTAGCATACGGTAGATAATATGCCTTATGCCTGTATTGAACGATGCCTCTATAGAGGTTAACTTAGCAGTTTATACAGAGCGATTAGATAGGTATATTGAAGGGCAAACCCAATTAAATGCAACGATTTGTAATAGTTTAGAGAAACTTAATGATGAACTCGATGAAATAAAACATTGGAGAACTCGTATGTATGGGGCTAAAACAGCCTTGTTCGTAGTGGGCGTTATATGCGTTCATTCAGCAATAGTGCTGGGTAGCCTCATTGGTATAATGAACTGGTTCTCACCTGATTAGGAGACTTATATGCCAACTTCAGAACATTTTCCTGAGAACTGGCCTGAATGGGAAATAGACCCTAGTACTAGAACAAGTGTACATGTTTGGAATAAGTATGTTCCTATTGACACTAACGTTGGTACAACAGCAGTTGATTTATTGACTGTATCACGGGGAGAGCCAGCTGTCAACCTCGTTAAAAACCCCTCTATTGAACACGCTACTATTAGCGAGTTTACTGCTTCAGGTTCCGCAATTTCTCAAAGTAGTGCCCAAGCTGCCACAGGTAGCAATTCCCTTCTTGTTAACCCAGCTAATAGTGCTGCGGGAGAGGGGTTTTATTGGGCGCATACCTTTGCGGGACATACAGAAGGAACCTCAATTGTAGCTCAATGTGAAGTTAGAGGGGCTTCAGCATCGGGCGATGTAAAAATAGCAATTCAAGATAGTGATGGTGTTGAGTTAGCTGCCAGTGCTACTCATAGCTTAACGACTTCTTTTGCTAGAATATCAGTCAAATATGAACTTGTGGAGCGGGTAGCAGCAGAATATAGAATAGCTGTTGTTTCCGTGGCGCAACATAATATTGACATGTATGTAGATAAAATCATGGTGGAGCAACGTAGAGATGGGAATCTAAGTGACTATGTTGATGGTGCCCAAGGTATTAACTACGAATGGACGGGCACGGCTAATTTATCTGAATCTAAACGTAGGCCTGGAATCTCTGCGGTGAGGGGGTTTAAACTAAAAAATGGACATGGGAGCCAAACCGCTAATATAGCCATAGATATAGATGCAACGGCTGCGGGTTCTTCTTCAACAGGAATTCTCTTGAAAGCAGGCGAAACCATAGAAACCAGTTGGCCCATAGATGCACGGGTTAAGATATCTGCCATTGCTTCTGGAGCAACCACTCAGGTTTATGGAGTTATCTGGGGAGTACATGGAGGATAATGTCAAAATATTTTACTACATCAGAAGTAGCCCATAACCCCGAATCTATTTTTTGGTTAGAGAAGGGGCAAACTGGTAAAACCACAATGAATGATATTCAGGATGCTTTAACTGAATATAAAAATAGTTTCGATGCGGGGAATGCTTCTAAAGCAGAAATCCTCACATTGCATAGAGCCTTTCCAGATAGTCCTACGTATCAACAAGCTGCGGTAGGAATTCAAAAGATGGACATGGTTGACCCCCTAGTTATTGGTGGCCCTGCGTCCGTTGAAATGATTGACAGGGAAGGCCATTTGATTACTACTCAAGCATTGGGTAAAGCTTTCCAAAAGTTTATGGATAACCAACGTACTCGTAACGTCATGGTATTACATTCAGACGTTCAGGTAGGCTGGGCGTTACCCGCTTATATATCCAAAGGTGGGCAAATCTTTAAATCTGGGGTAGGTGACCAGGGATTATTCTTTATATGTGAGCTACGTGATGATACAGCAATTGCTAAAAAAGTAGCAGACCAGATTAATACTGGCCTGTTGAAGAGCTATTCAATTGCTGGTAGTGCCACCAAAGTTCAAAACATGATGAAAGGCCAAACACCTTATATGCAAGTAGACGAAATGGAATTAGCTGAAGTTACTATTTGTGAAAAGGGTGTGAATCAAGGTGCTAGTTTTGAACTTCTAAAGGCTGAATTACCTCAGACAGGGAAAGTAGATAAAGACCAATGTGGATATAGAGATGCTACAGCCCCCGAAACGCAAATGGGGATTAACTGTGGGCATTGTAAGTATTTTAATGCAGAACGCAAAACATGCGATGTTGTAGTTGGAGATATTTTACCTGGGGATTATTGCAGACTTTTTGAGGCTTGTGAAGAAGATAGCCCACAACCCATTTCTATTAAGAGGAAAATTGTAATTATGAGGTCTGAAGATACTGGAAAAATAAACTTTGCAGATTCGTTCTTTAATTGGTTATCTAAAGAAGAAGACCCATTAAAGAGTGGCAAGTCGTTCACCACTCTTAATAATTTTGCAGGGAGGGAAGCCGAACACCACCGCCTTCTACAACGTTACGGCTTCCCTTCTGAAGTTGATATGAGAACGATGCGTTATATCCCTGTATCTGAAACGGAAACGAATGACGATGGGGTTCCCATTAATGTCAGACCTCCGTGGGTTGTGAATGAAGCAGGGGAAAACTTGGGCGAAAGATTAGATAATGACGATGATTTGAAAAAGTCCGTTGATATCTTTGAAGAGATTATACAAAAAGCTACAAAACGGATAGGTAAAATAGAAGGGCAGGGCTTAGAACCATTACCTCAAGGACGAGGAGGAAAGCCTTGGTCTGAAACTGGGCCAGGTATGGGAGTCTCAGAGCCTGGGCAGTCAACAGTCCCAGGACAATATAGACTACAAAAGCCTGCTGGTAGTGAGGCAGTACAAACTGACCAGGGTGCAAAGAATGTAAGTGATAGACAGGCGGGACAAGCCGATTTATTTGGCGTAGGTGGAGATTATTATAATCCGCCCCCTCTCCCTACTAAAGGGCCAACATCGCCGTGGTATCCGTCTGGGGCACAGTCTACAGCAGCTTCTTCATCAGATAAAGCCCCATTACCTGGCAAAACACCTCAAGGTGTGGCAGCGCAAGAAAGGGCTGATGCAGAACATGCGGAGAATCTACGAACAGGTGGGCCAGGACTTGCCAGGGCAAGGGAGCGTTCTGAGAGAGTGACAAGACAGGTTCCAGAACGAGAAGAAGCAGCAGCGCAAAAGAAAATATCAGACCGAAGAAGGGCTTTA